GTTTGAACCATTGAGAATACAGCTTCGCCGTCCCAATGCTTTACTGTGCCGTTCACAATGCTTGTTGTGATGTATGGGTTAACGCGCTCGAACTTCTCTTTGTTCTGCTCAACTAGCTCATCCCTATGCTGGATGATTAGGACGCGCTTTCCCTTTTTGTATCTCTTGCCAACAAGGGCGGATAACATGATCGTTTTGCCTGCACCTGTGGGCGCGACTACGAGTGTGTTTTTGTGTTTGTCTAACGCTGTGCAAGCGTCAGACACGGCTACCTCTTGGTAGGGTCTGAGTAACATGATTATACCTATTTGCTAGAATAGTAAGTTGGGGGGTTCGCGGCCCACGGCCCCCCTATCCGTGGTCTAGCAGGCGCGGAATGGCCCTGCCGCTAGATTACCTTTGCGCCCAAGAAGGAACTGCACCGCTATTTTGTGCAGGAGCTTGTGGTGCAGCATTCGGAGCAATTGTAGTTTGTTGCATTGGAATACTGCCTTGGGGCAAAAATTCTGAGTTATCTGGCGTGAGAGCAGCCATAAGTTGGTTATTGTCTTTATAACCGTTGGTGCCCTTCTTAATGCCAACCTTAGCGCAAATCTCCATACCGCTCAAGTCCATCATACTGCTGATGTTGCGGTTTTGTTGCGCTTGTGGAGATACGTCCGCTGGGCTGATGTTTCGTGCGCTTTCGACAATAGACTTCAACGTGCGCAGACCAATCTCCTTAGCATGAGGCATACCGCTTTGACCTAGCTTGTCGCCATCTAAGAATACGCTGTGCCAGAACTTGCGGCGGTCATACTCGCCACCGATGATTGTGAACTCAAGGTTCATCCACTTAGCGGATGTGCTTTGTGATTTCTTGAACCATGCGCCTTGACCGAATTCAGGCAATTCGATGTCGCCCTGTTGAACAAGAACTACTGCGCGAACCACAGAGCCACTAGGGATTAAAGAAAACTCTTGGTTCTTTGGGTTTTCGTCTGCGGGTACATTATTAAAATTAAGCATTATGCTTCTCCTTCGCTAGAAGTTTGAGTTGTAGGATCGACAAACGTAAGATCGTTGTCGGTTAATGGTGAGCCACTATTCATCTTTTCAATCAGCTTGCCAAGATGCGGCTCTTCTAATACGTCAAGACGCCCAGAACGGTCCTTGGCTGGGTAGCCCCATTCGTTTAGCGGCTGACATACAAAGGCGCGATACTGACCATGATCTCCTGAGAGAACTGCCATTGTGATAACTTCGTCCACAATTCCCGGCAATTCACGACCAGTCTTTGCGCCTTCGATCTGCATATTGTATTGCTTGCGACCGTAATCGTCTGTGACTTCATCCAAGATGCCGACAAAGATCACGTTCTTTGCGCGGATGTGCTGGATGTGTGTAAGCCACGACATCATCTCACGACCGTGCATTCCGTAGACAGCGCGAGTATCGACCTTGCCAGAACGCTCAGAGCGCGCTTCAGGCTGTTGTAAGCACCACTGGAAGCACAAACGCCCTGCTACGGTGATTGAGTCCACAAACAGCGTATCGTACTTCTGCCACACGTCTGAGGAGTCGCCATACATCTGTGCCACATAGTCGTAGTGCGACTGACCATATGGCTGGTCTTCTGATAAGGATGGGTTTGCACCGCCCAAGAAGCACGCAAGGTCACGACATTCTACCCATGTGCGAGGACGCACAACGTCGATAGGATGCCCCTCGATAGCCGCATCGCCAGCTTCCAAGTCCATAAACAAGGTAGTTGCTGGATTGAGCGTGCGAGCCAGTGTGGTTTTACCCACACCGCTTGATCCACACACCACAATCTTGTGGCCCTTTTTCTCAGCTAAACGCTGATCTGCTGTGATAATTTGCAAAGCCATTATTCTACCTCCTCGACTGTAACGCGGCCTGTCTCTACTGTGCGGCACTCTTCAAGCTCACTTCTGATAGATGGAGGTGCGGCTGTGAATTTGCGCTCTTCTACGGCAAACGTCAGCTTTCCATAGTGATGTGCATCTTCTGGAGACATAGCGTTCAACTTGTCACGCAGCTTGTCTTGATCCCATGATACTTTCTTGCCAACAGTTACCTTGAGCCTTTGGTTGCCCTCTGTGATTTGGGCAGTGCCGAAGTCTTTACCGTTGGAGCGCAGCACGTCTTTTGCTACAGGTAGAAATGTATCTGAGAGTTGTTCTTCAACGTCTTTGAGTTCAAGGCGCATCTCACTGATGACATGCTTGAGTTCGTCTCGACGCTCGAATAGCTCACGACTGTTCATGTCGTTTCCTTTCCGCTTTAAGTTACTAGAGTCCCAAACATAACCATATGGCGTGGGGTACGTCAAGCACTTTTTTTGGAAAGAAATATTTCTATGCCCAGACAAGCCTTCATGAGTTTCTTTTTTAGTTTAAATTCAGGAGTTTCAACGCCCTTGGCATCTTCAACAATTTCGTGCCACTCACCGTCTTTGTCTTCGCGTTTGTAGCGGAAGTCAGCAATGTAGGCGCATATCTTCTGTTCGTTAACGATCAGGTTGTAGCGCACTTGTAGTTCTAAGTCTTTAACACGCCCAGCGCGTTCGAGCGACTTGATGTATAGATAGCGTTCGCCTTCCCACTTAGAATCGAACTTGATGCCATCTATCGTGACCTTCTTATTTCCATACTTGGGTCTTGACCCACGCCGCTTGGGATTATATACAGTTGAAAAGGTCATTTATGGGAAGGAATCTCCAATGCCAAACCCCGGTAAGTACAAATCCGTAGGTGTTTCTATAGACGCTTACGACAAGTTGGTAGCCATTGCGGATCACGAGGATCGTGCGATTGGTCGTCAGCTTTCGCGTATGATTGAAGAAACATACGAAAGCATTGGGCTTGATGTCAAGTCGTCCTATACGATCCCAGCCGCTTCGGGAATTGGTGGGATCGCGTCAGTCATTGAAGACTAGAGTAAACCAGCGTTACTCAAGCCACCTAGTAGTGTCGAGGCCACGGCTGGGTTTTCTCGCGCTCTTTCTCTAAGTGTTTGATTCTCGACTGCTACAGAAGGCATTTCAAAAACTGGTCCAACACTTGGAACCGGAACACTTGTTCGGTTTACACGAGGTGCTGCCGGGGACATTCGATTAGATTGAAGTTGATTTTTAAAATCATTTGCTATTTCAGAAGCTCCTGATTTCATTGAGCTATAAGTATCTACAATCTCTCTAGTGCCTTGTTGTTTGGCAAAAGACGCAGAAGTATCATTCAAAACTTTTAAAAATACTTGCATTTTGCCAGCTTTAGTTTTTTCTTTTGCTGCTTCTTTTCCGTACCTAGCCGCAAAAGATGTATAGAATGGCCCAGTTGATAGAAATCTTCCGACCATACTAAGCCGAGCAAGTGTTCCTATATTTTCTAATGGATTGGCTGCAATGTTCGCGGCAACAAGATCACCGCCTTCAGCCGATGACCCTAAAACTTTCATGTTTCTTCCGAATAGTGCTATAGAATCAGCTTCGGCTTCAGGAAATAAAGCTCTTAATTTGCCAGACTTTTCAGCTTTTAGTAAGCGGTCAGATAAAATTCTAAATGCTTTTTTGTCTGTCATAAATGTATGCTCGAAATCTCCAATTAGATTTTGCATGTAGTATGACTGTAGTTCGGCTAGTTCATCTGGCTTGTTTTGAAAAAACTTTGACAATTTAGTAATGTCATTACCTTTCACAGATGGACTTGCTAATAAATCTGCCGCTTCTTCTGGCATTAATGACCCAGCGCGAAGTTTCCTAGCAATAGCTGCTTTGTCAAACTGAGCCTTTTCCTGCATCGCGTCTTTAATATTACGAAGCAAATCAACGCCAGTTTCATTTCCACCTGCATTTAAATAATCATCTATAACGCTTTGATCTACGCGAGTTAAAGACAAAGAGTCCATTTGGTCTGCGAGCTTTCGAACTTCAGATATTTTAGAGCCGAACAATTCATCGGCTGTTCCACCTAAAGAGTCTATTTTTTCCTTTAACTTGCTGCCACTAAACTTTTTAGTAGAATCTAAAGTCGATCCAGATTCTCGCATAGCCCTGCGAAGCCATTCACCAGCGGCTCGTTCGCGCAAGGGATCGTAAACCTTATCACCTAAAACTTTACGAGCATCTTTTAGCAATTTTGGGTTGTCTTGACGAATTAAATTCTTAAACGCTTGTGATGGATTAAGTTCTTTCCCACCTTTTACGGCTGAGTTTAGGCTTTTTAAACTAGCAGCAGACGACACTTTTTCAAAACTATCCATTCCCTGTTTAAAGAAACTACGCAATTTTGGTATTTCAGCCGCGACATCTTTAAATAGTTTTTTATCTGCGTCTGTTAGATCAATAGCCGCCTTTCTCCTCATGGCGTTATTAACCGACTGTGGCGATATGAAGTCATCTAACTTACTAAGAAATTTATCTTTCATAAGTTCCACACTGTCAGAACCGTAATTACCCATCCAAGTGTCATTTAAAGTTTTTCTAGCTTTATAAACTTGAGTAAAAGATGCGTCATCAGGTAATTGCATAAGCTCCTTTACCGCATCACGCGACTTCCCAAGATTTCCTGATCCAGCCGCTACCAGTCTATCAAGCTCCAATTTGGCGTCAGCTTTCAATCCGCGAGTGTTGAAAAGCGCAGTATCTCCAACAGCACTATTTGTGAGGTTTTCAAGGTTAGCAAACTTTTCTTTTACCTTGTCATCAAAAGCCTTATATGCGCCAACAAAAGCGTTTTGTATGTCAGCATTTAACAACTCGTCCTTATTCGCGGCCTTACCTATCTGAACAGCAATTTCATCCATGTGCTTAATCAAGTTAGTCATTGTGCTTTTTTCTGCCTGCAAGAGAGCAGTATCTCCTGATTCCACAGCATTCGTTAAGATTGCAGCCGTAGCATCAATGTCAACACCGCCATCAGCGCCATAAGCACGCAGCTTTCCCAAGTCCTGCATGATTTGTTCGTGATTTTGTCGTAACCGCGCTGACGTACCAAGAGCTTTTTCAGACATAGCCTGTTGTCTGGCTACAATAGAATTTGCGCCCATAGCCGATAGTGACGGTTTATAATTTGAGTCTATAGCCTCTGCGACTTCTTTTTGAGTTTCAGGGGCGAGCTTACTTCCTACTCTTCCACGACCTGTAACCACTCCAAAAGACTTACCAACTAGACCAAATATACCTTCACCAGCCCCTGCGATAGCGGCTTCGATTAGCGCATCTTTACCAACCTCACCAAGTGTTTGCTCTTGGGTCCCCCGTAAGGTTTCTACACCCTCTTCAAAGAGCTTGCCGCCTCCAGCACCTATTGCAGCACCTATTGCAGCACCTAAAATTGGAATAGGAATCGCGGCTTGTCCAGCTATTGCACCACCGATACCACCTACTATTTCCTCACCCGCAGCGCCCACAAAGTCTTGCAAGTCAGACAGACTAAATCCACTTTCGTCAATCATGATAGGCTTGTCAGTGTCTATGCCGAGCAAAAGTGCGCCTTTTGGAGTAATCGCTAAATTTCCACGATTATCTCTAGTATAGTCACCTTCCCTAAAACCAAAGCGACCAAGGACTTTTTCTTCTTCTCCAGAAGTTTCAGCGCCAGCAAGTTGTCGCCTTAGCTTGTTGTTCGTAATGCCAGTTTCTGTATCAAACTCACTTTCAGAGCCAGAATCGAAAGAAACGCTGCGGTCTGACCTTTCCATTTCCCTGACAAGTTTTTCTATTTGCTTCATTTCGACGTAGTTTGGCTTTTCACCACTTATCTCGAAGGGAGCAAACTCACCGGGTCTGATTTCGACTTGAATATCTGGCATTATTGCGACCTAACTATTCTTCCATCTTTGAAGACTAACTTTCCAGTGTTACCTTGTATCTGCGATACGTCACCGTATTTTTCTACAAGTTTTTCATAATCACCGGGAAGCAAGTTAGCCTCATCGTATATGAAGTCAATTCCAGCGTCAAATTCGTCTAACTTTGATCTGAAAATATCTTCCAACTGGTCTAAAGCCGAAGCAGTTTCGTCAAAGTTCGTGAACCAACCGGGCTTCTTCATAATTTCGTTTTCCCATATCTCCACATCTCTGTTGGAAATACCGTTGCCCGTTTCTTGCGTTAAAAACCTTTTAAACCTACCCATAATTAGGTTAACACCTTGAGCATATTCTTGCTCAGAAGATGGTTCTCCTGTATTCAAATCTGGAAACAGTGCTTTCGCTATGGAATTCATTCGGTCATATGCAAACTTAGTAGTACCGCCGCCATCAGCTATTGCCTGAGACGCACTGCGCATTGTTGAAATCACATCTAGAGCGTCCTCCACCCCAGCACGACCGTCAATGTACTTTCTGGCGTAAGGGTCCGGCTTTAATATAATACCCGCAGATGGACTGTTCTTATCGTAAACAACAGGTATTTTGAAGCTAGTTTGCCCTGTAGTAAACTCAAACTCGTGTTTCTTATCGTAGTCAGAACCACCGTTTTCTGCGGCAATCTTTAGCAATTCCGATTGAGATTTTAGGTTTTCTTCTTCTCGTTTCAAAGACGATTCGTACCACTTCAAATAAACCTTCTGCTTGAAGTCTTTCGCGGCTGCGGCTGAAGCCAATTGGGCATCTACATCAGACTGTCTTTGATTTAGGGCATATTTACCTGCCGCCAGTTGCGCAGCTTTAGCGT